TGGTAGCAAGCCCGAAATAGGAAGGCATGGGCTTGAGTACTGTCTTTCTCTTTTTATGTCTTAACCTGTATATCATTCTACTAATTCAAAGTGCCCTATGTCCCTGAAGCCTGTATCCTTTGTGAATGTATCCCTGTCCCAGTCAAGTCCCCATCTCAGCTTTACGCCAAGCTGGGAAGCAACCCCAAGGATGAATCCGCCAAGATATACGAATCTCTCAATGTCATCATAATCTATAGGATATGGGGCAATATCAACTGCCTTACCTTCAAGGTGCTTTGACTTCATGGTCTTACTTGCACCCTTTGCAACATAACTTTTCTGTGTCTCGACACTCCTAAGACCTTCAATAATAGAAAAATCAAAGTGTTTTATACTCTGATTCAATACATTGACTATCTTGGTATTAACGCCCTTGAGGTTTGCTCTGCTTTTCTTTCCGAATTTAGGCATACTTAACTTTCTTGCCTGATTTCTTAGCATACTTTTTGGCAGCTTTCTTGCCTTTTTTAGTATATGAGAACTTCTTCTTTCCTACTTTCGGCATATCAACCCCACAGTTTCCATTTGCTCTGAATAACTGCTTTGGCGACATCGAGTGCTTCTTTCATAACAGCATCCTTTTCATCCTTATCAAGATTGCCATCCTCGTAGCCTTCTTCAAGGCATTTAACCAGTTCTCCAATCTCCACCACGATCTGTCTATTCTTAGCAGTAACTACAGTAGCATAACCTGCTATTATAAGACCTATTAAATATAAAAAGTTAGAAATGCTAACCCATTCACTAAACATTTCACCCATTATTATTCACTCCTTATCTTTTTTATTTTGTAAAGTAAATATACAATCTGCAATACTCCGATTGAAATCATAAGTATCAAAGGAATAATATCAATCATCATAATTCCTATTGATGCGAAACTAGTTCCTGATACTTTTAAACTGTCCATTATCATTTACCATTAATCCTTGATACGCTGCCTTTTACTTCCATCATAACATCTGAAAGTTCGTTGATCTCTTTAACCAAATCCTCATGCCGCCTGTCTCTAGTATTATCAGATGAGTTCCATCTATCCAGAAACTTCAAAATTATTCCTTCTATATTATTAATTTTAACAGATTGACCTTTGTTCTCTTTCTGTAGATCATCTAATGCTTCAGCCTGCCTATCAGAAACTCTACCCTGTTTTATATAACCATAGATAAATAAGGCAACAACAACTCCTAATGCTCCATACTCAGCATATAATTCTATATAATTCATTACTTTTTCCCAAAATATTTAGCATAAACAAAAAAGCAAAAAGCAAAGAATACTAATATTATTATAACTCCATCTATAAGAGGGCTGTCATCCATAGTCTCTATTGAACCTATTGGAGTCTCAATACGTATTTTCTGCGGTGGATGGAGGATATCTAGAGTATCTTTCATTTCTTTTTAAATTACCATCCACCATGCCATAGCTGTCTCTACAAACAGGTCTGACGCAGTATTAACAGCCCAATGCCTCTTTGTTCCATAGGGTCGCCAGTTCTCTACAAACCATTCAAATACCTCCCATAGCACACCAATAATAAACACACCCATGACACACCAGAAATCAGACCAGTGCATCCATTGAAATATCTTACATAGAAATGCTCCTGCTGCTATATGATAACTAGTCCAGCCATCTAATGCTCCAGACTTAAGCTGCCATGTTACAAATCTTGCTAACGGATTCTTCATATTATACCTTTAAATGTTTTGATATTTCTATACCAACTCCATTATACATTGGAACAATTCTAGATAACAGTTCAGATTTAGTTTCACTAGAACTGTAGGATATCCCACGCTTATCATAGAAATCCTTTATCTGATTCTTAGTATTAGAATCTGAAGGATATTCAGACTGCAGAGTAGCAACACCATTCAACAAATGATGTTTGCCAATAAGAACCCTGCCATGACCATCTTCATGTTTCTTAGCACATTCAGATACAAAGTATTCTTCTATTGTTGCAAAGCTGTCTGAACGCTTAACTACAGTACCATCTACTTCTACGAAGTAATCATATCTTGACGAAGGGTAGGTCAGAGTCTCAACAGTGCCGTCTGCATATGTCTTTGTACGGACAGCATTAGGAGTAGTATTACGATGTAACCTGACTCGATGACCCTGACTGCACCTTCTTATAATCATGCTTCGGCTTCTACCTCTACTTCTTCAGGTTCTTCTTCTTTAGCAAAAGCTTCACGAAGTTTACTTACGAATGATTCGTGACCACCAGCTAACTGGTCGAGATTGAATCTCATCGTAGCCATCTTGTTCTCAAGGTCGGCGGCGTGGTTTGCAAGTATTTTTTGTTCCTCTGTCATGTCATCGATGATATAATCTTTGTCATCAAAGTGCAAGACAGGCTGAGTTTCTTTTTGTTTTTTCTTAGCCATGTTTGACTCCTGTTTGTTTGTTATTCAGAAAGTTTTGCTTCTAATTCCTCTACCTTTTTTGAGAGTTCCTGTACTGCTTTTACAAGAGGTAAAACAAGTTTTGCATTAGAAAGTCTTTGCATTCCATCATCATCCTCTGACCACATTCCATCTTTTGCTGATGTATCTACTCCACATTCATCTAATGCCTGCTTTACTTCTTGAGCTATAAAACCATGACGCACAGTTTCTGTATCAACCGTATTCACTTCGCTATATGACTCCCACTCTTTAGGGTATTCATTTTGTGGCTTCCATTGGAAAGATACATTTCTCAATTTATTTATGAACTCTAATCCTAAATCACCATCTTTAATATTTCTTTTTTTCCTAACATCAGATGATTGTGAAAAAGCTACAGAAGATGTATCAAAATCAGTTGTGATTATGGTCTTACTACTTGCCCCCCACATAAAAGTTTCAGTTGTACTGTTAGTGATATTTACACCAATTGCGATAGCATTCGCGGCAGATGTTACAGCTACAGTCCCAATAGCTATTTGACTATTGGTAGTAGCGGCACAATCTGCATAACTACCAATAGCAGTATTAGAACTTCCTTCAGTAATGGAATCTCCTGCGTTGAACCCGACACCTAAATTATCATCTCCTGTAGTTAAAGCAGTAAGAGCTTGATGTCCTACAGCAGTATTATTTAAAGCCCCATTCATAGCTCCAGCCATGGTAAGGCTTCCAACGGCTACATTATTATCAGATTCAGCAGTCACCCAAGTGCCGCTCATAGAATTGTATCCTATACCTATGTTATAATCACAATCTCTGGTTGCCCCAGCGGAATTCAACTCACTCATCACATTATGTCCGATTGCAATATTATAATCACCAGTATCAGGATGCTGTAAAGCTTGATATCCAATAGCGAGATTACCAACTCCAGTTGTGAGAGCTGTAAGTGCATTATATCCAATAGCAACTGTACCCTCTGCACCAGTAGTAATTGCCCTACCAGTACCAAATCCCACGAGAGTGTTATTGTTTGACTCAGTTAAATTTGCTCCCGCAACAGAACCAATAGCGACATTACTATCTGCGTTCGTAAGGTCATTCAATGCTTGATAACCAACTGCGACATTATCATTTGCCGCCGATACAGTTCCAATTCCAGCGGCTTGATAACCAATAATAGTATTGGAATCTGAATTATTGTCACTACCAGCATTAAATGCACTATGACCAAATACTGTGTTAAAAGAATTATTGTCATTATTCGATAGCGATATGCGGGAGTTGGCATCGAGTTTAAATTTAGCAGAAGCATTAGTCATAAAAGTCATCGTATCAGCACCACTTCTAAATTTATATTCAATCCTACCTTCAACAGTACCATCTGCAGCATCAGAAAATGCTAAATTAGCTTCTCCACCACTCGCATCATTAGATGCAATAGTTATTCCTGCATTCGCAGCCCCTCCACCAACGACAAGTTTGTTATAACCACCTGCATATGAACCCGGATTTGCAGTTCCAATTCCAACCGAACCATCTGAAGTGATACGCACTTTTTCTGCTAAAGTGCCGTTCAGGCTTGTATGAAAAGCCATAGAAGAATCTTGAGTGCCACTCGCATCAGTAAATGATTGGTCTTTAGATACAATAATCTTTGCAGAATCAACAGTATTTCCAGCAGTATCTTCTAAATCAAATCGCATAGATACCGAACCAGTTGTATCAGCGGCATCACTCTGATTTACTAAAATTAGTGAAACAAATTCTGCATCTGAATCTTTAGTAATTTGTAATCCATCTGTGATTATCTCACTATACGCTCCACTGTTATCACCATTTACAGTTAAATCACCATCGATAGTGAGGTCGCCGCCGATTGTACCGCCTGATGATAGACCAGATTCTGAACTTAAGAATGTACCGATCATCTTAAACCTCCACTACTTTTACAGTTGTAACCGCAACTCCAAGATGATTAAAGTAAATTGTATTACCTAATCCTCTTGGTACAGTTATAAATATCAATGTACTGCCGGGAATAACAAGATCATTTGCTGCTACACAATCCTCTCCTGCATCTGCAGAGAATCTGAAGTATATATTACCCGCTGCGTAGATGCCTAATTGTGCTGCTCCAGATACATCAAGATGTATTGTATCGGTTGCACTTGTGCCGCCATGCGTTGATGAAACAGCATTAACGGTCCATTGTCCTCCTGAACCGCCTGCATTTACGCCTTCTTGTACTGTTAGTGAGTGTAGTTTTGCCATGTTTGCCTCCTGCCCTAAGGATTGACGATCCGTGAATGGGCTTGTTTATTATTACATTAAAAAGCCGTCTGCGGGTTTTATGCTGAAGCCTGAAGAATCGAATGTCCTGTTGCGGTACTCGGTCCCCATCTTCTTGCATACTTCCCAGTAATTCCTGAAATATCCTGCTTTCTGTAAAGCTTGCGGGTCCTTTGAGATCTTGTTCTCATAACCCTTCATGATAACATAATGTGCCAATCCTTCATGGAATTGACTTGGTATATTAGGTGATTCTGATAACGCTATGCCAGTGCCAGACTCAACAAAATCCTCATCATATACAGAACCATATATTCTTACGTCCTTACCTGATGTGGCTGTAGTGAAGCTGGTAGTGGAATCTGCAGCTGTTACCTTGGCTATGGCAATTGACGGAACATGATATCCGGTACCTTGCTCTGATGCATACTCTATCCACCAGACATGTTCTAAGGCTTTTGTTCTTTCGCTAGCAGCCATTATGTACTCGAATATTTCTGTGGTGGATCCTGAAGTCTAGAGATCTGATAATTATTATAATCCACCCTATTAACATCGATGAACTTAAACTGATCAGCACTACTGCCGTCTGCATCAAGATCATCAAGCTTATAATAACGAGTGCTAGCAGTTGTCGTGAATGTTTGCTGACCCTGCAGTACTCTTGTGTGTTCACAGAACTCGTCCAGTGCCTTGTTGAGATGAAGCCGTGCTTCAGCATTAGACATGTCCGGATGATGCTGTTTTACCATTTCCAATATTTGTTTTTGTGTCATTATCCACCACCTATATTAAAACCTTTCATATAATCATCCTTCAATGTAGCCAGTGTAGCCTGTAGGGCTTGTACCAGCTCTATATCCTCATCATCCACAGTATAAGATGCAAGCTTTGCTTCTATCGATCTAATAGCAGCATATATGGCTACCAGATAGATCTTACTCTTTGGAAAATACTTTAGATCACTGTGGCTATACGCCAATGCAACTCCACTCGCATTCTGCGGACTATTGTTCACAAAATAAACATCGTATCCATCATCGGTCCCATCTGGCACAGGATAGACATTCACTTTTCCATTCTCATGAATAAGATATACAGGATCTTCTTTTGTTGCATAATGAATACTTCCACTATCTAATACATCAGACCTGAACTTTTCATTTACTTCTCTACATTTTCTCCAAGCTGTACTATCATCTGCATCTCCATCTGCCCCAGCTTCTCTTAATACAGTAACGATCTCAGCACCTTCTGTGTTGTATCCCTGAGATGCTTGAGTCCCACTCTTAAGTACAAAGATAGACCTATCCTGCGGTCTTACAGAAAGCCACTTATTAGTGATATCGATAACACCATCCTTTAAGAATTGAGATAGTTCATCCTGAGTAGGGGTGCTGCTACCACTAATAGCTAAAGATGTTAATGCTTCTACCTGTTCTTCAAATGTTGCCATGTTTTAATTCGAGGGGAGACTATTGATCTCCCCCCGAGTTTGGTTACCTGTTAGCTTGCATCAACAGTAGCTTTTGTTGAACCACTGCAATACCAGTTTGTGCCATCACAAAAAATATCGATCGTATCATTAATTGCACCAGCATTTAATGTTAAGGATGATACTGTTTCGTGTATGTCTCTACCAGTATTTGTTGCATGGTCAGTACCATAGCTGCCATGATAGTATATTTTACTTGCACCACCAGATATAACATGTTCACTATCATCACCAGATATAGCTTTAAAGCTAAATCCAGCATAGGAACTTGATATAGTAGGTAATGTAACAGTAATTGCACTACCAGATAGAATGAAAGCTTTTCCATGATCAGATGTTCCGATAGAAAAACTTGCAGTCTTACTTACGCTTGCAGCACTTGAGCCACCTAAATAAGGTCTAGCCATAATTAGCCTCCTTAATCTGTGACTTTGAACAGATGATGACTTTCTATTAGTGTCATACCAACACCTTCATCAGAGAAGTATTGATCTTTAACACCATCAAAGGCATTATCGGTCTTGATGTTCGCCTGATACATGGGTGAACGGTATTGAGCATGAAAGAGATTCTCTTCACTTACAACAAGCATGTACTTGTTATAAGGTCCACGCAATGCGGGGGTCGGGATCAACTGAAGGATACCGTGAGGTGTCTCAAGTACCTTATAGTTGAAGCCTAGAGAATCACGTCTCATATCGCTTAAGTTGACCGTCCAGCCTGATGATCCAGCTATGCCCTCAGAACCAGCCATCTTGGACCAGTATCCAAGTGCACCAGAACCACAGAAAGCTCTCTTTACACCAGCTTCAGGAACATACTGGAAAACTTTTTCCATGTCGTCCACGAAACTATTGTAAGTATAAGTAGCTTCTGATATAGTGAATACATTCTTATAATCATAAGAACCTGTTTCACCATATTTATCCATAGCACTTACTACACCATAGGTCGTCCTGATAACATTGCCACTAGCATCTGTTCTTCCATCGTCAGCAAAGGTTTCATCAACATTAGATGCTTTATTGCCAGCATCATATGCAGCTTCACCTAGACCAGTTCCACTATCACGCTGTCCGAAAAGGAAAGCCTTTTCTTTCTGCATCTTGTGTTCCTGATTCTTCTGTGCACGTAAACGTGCCAGTTCTGATGATTCACCACGCAGTGATGCAGCCAGTAGTGTTCCAGTGATCTGTAGGGGAGTCTTGAATATCTGTGAAGAATTATAGACTACCTGCAGTTCATCAGCCCACGCTTCGGGTGCTGTCATACCTTCACCCTGTGCATTACCGATCACATACATCGGGGCATCATCTACGACATTGAATGCGGCTCCAGAAAGCGACTTCATGGTAAGGTTAGAACCTGATACTGCAGTAACTACAGCTGTTCCAGCTTTAGTTGTTTCTGCAACATTCCAGCATTCGAATACTAATCCGATCCATGAATCATCTGGAGTAGATGACAAACCAACAATACCATCGACAGCAACTGTATCGCCACTATCATCGTCATCTAGTGTAACACCAGAACCGTTATTAACAAGACACTTCTGTTTTACCCAAGGATTACGATGCTCGAACATCTTAAAAATTGGGTCTGG